AAAACTTTGTTGTTGAAGAACCAAAGTTTGACTTTGTAAAACCAATTTTCAAAAAGAAATTAAATTTACCTAAGGCATCAGAAGTTCTGATTGCTAAAGATTATCTGGAAAAACGTAAACTTGATCCAGAAAAGTTTTACTTCGCTGACAGATTTAAAGAATGGACTAATTCACAAAAAGTTGTATTTGATAACATTACTAAAGATGAAAGTCGTATTATTATACCAATGTATGATACCGATTTTAATTTAATAGGATTTCAAGGAAGAGCACTCAGTTCATCTTCAAATAAATATATCACTGTCATGCTTATTGATGATAAACCAAAAATTTATGGACTTAACAAAATTGATAAAAGTAAATCAATTTATATCGTTGAAGGACCGTTTGACTCTGAATTCATTGAAAACTCTGTTGCTATGTGTGGGTCCGATATTGATATTGGGTCGTTTGATTGGGATGATTATATTTGGATATTTGATAATGAACCACGCAACAGAGAAAACATCAATAGAATTGAAAAAATCATTAATCGAGGTGAAAAAGTAGTAATATGGCCTTCCAATGTTATTAAAAAAGATATAAATGATTTAATTGTAGAAGGTATGAGTGAAAATGATTTAATGAATATTATAAAAAATAACACTTATTCAGGTTTAGAAGCAAAAGTAAAATTTAATCAATGGAAAAAAGTATGAGTAATGGAACAAAAGTAATTAAAAGAAGTGGAAATACGGAATCATTAGATTTAAATAAACTACATTTAATGGTTGAAGAAGCATGTAAAGATCTTTCTGGTGTTTCTGCTTCTCAGGTTGAAATGCAGTCCGGAATTCAATTTTATGATGGAATTACGACAGCAGAAATACAAGAAATTTTAATTCGTTCTGCATCTGATTTAATTAGTTTAGATCACCCAAATTATCAATATGTTGCTGCAAGATTACTTCTTTTTTCAATTCGTAAGAATTTATTTGGACTCATGCATGAGTGTCCAACTGTAATTGAGCAAGTTAGAAAATGTGTTCAATTGGGTGTTTATGATTCTGAAATTCTTGATTTGTATTCAGAAGATGATTTTCAAAAATTTGAATCATTTATTGATCATGATAGGGATTATATTTTTACTTATGCCGGTCTTAGGCAAGTAGTAGACAAGTATTTGGTTCAAGATAGAAGCACAGGAAAAATTTATGAAACTCCACAGTTTATGTATCTTTTGATTGCAGCAACTATTTTTTCCAAGTATCCAAAAGAAACAAGATTAGATTACGTTAAGAGGTATTATGACGCAATCTCAAAACATAAAATCAACATTCCCACACCTATCATGGCAGGAGTGCGAACTCCACTTCGACAATTTGCTAGCTGTGTTCTTGTTGATGTTGATGACACCCTCGATAGCATCTTTAGTTCTGATATGGCTATCGGCAGATATGTTGCACAAAGGGCGGGTATCGGTATCAACGCAGGTCGAATCAGGGGTATCAACTCTAAAATCAGAGGTGGAGAAGTTCAGCATACAGGTGTTATTCCTTTCCTCAAAAAATTTGAAGCAACTGTCCGATGCTGCACTCAAAATGGCATTAGAGGTGGATCAGCAACTGTCCACTTTCCAATCTGGCATCAAGAAATAGAGGACATTTTAGTATTAAAAAATAATAAGGGAACTGAAGATAATCGTGTTCGTAAGTTAGACTACTCTATTCAAATCTCAAAATTATTTTATGAGAGATTTATCCATAATGAAGAAATCACACTTTTCTCTCCACACACAGTTCCTGGTTTGTATGATGCTTTTGGTACTGATAGATTTGACGAGTTATATGTATCTTATGAACAAGATAACACTATTCCAAAAAAGGTTGTTGGGGCTCAAAAATTATTTTTGGATCTTTTAAAAGAAAGAGCAGAAACTGGTCGCATTTATATTATGAATATTGACCATTGTAATTCTCATAGTTCTTTTAAAGAACAAATTACTATGTCAAATTTGTGTCAAGAAATAACTCTTAAAACAAATCCAATTCAACATATTGATGATGAAAATGGTGAAATTGCCACATGTATTCTTTCCGCAATTAATGTAGGAAAGATTAAATCAAATGATGATCTTGAACAACTTTGTGATCTTTCTGTTCGTTCTTTAGATGAACTCATTGATTACCAGGGTTATCCAGTTAAAGCTGCTGAAAATTTTACTAAAAATCGTAGAGCACTTGGAATTGGTTATATTGGATTGGCACATTATCTTGCAAAACATGGTGTAAAATATGAATCCCAAAGAGCATTTGAACTTGTTCATGATTTAACTGAATCTTTTCAGTATTATCTTATTTCTTCTTCCATAAATCTTGCAAAGGAAAAGGGAGCATGTAAACATTATCATCAAACAAAATATGCGGATGGAATATTACCTATAGATACTTATAAAAAAGATGTTGACAAAATAGTTTCAAATACTTTAAATTATGATTGGAATAGTCTTAGGCCATTACTTAAGCAATACGGTATTAGGAACTCAACATTGTCTGCACAGATGCCATCGGAGAGCAGTTCCGTTGTGTCAAATGAAACAAATGGAATTGAACCCCCACGTGGATATTTGTCCGTTAAGAAGTCGAAAAAAGGACCTCTTAAGCAGATTGTTCCCCAATATCAAACTCTTAAGAACAATTATACGCTTCTTTGGGATATGTCTGGGAATACTGGTTATATTAACATTGTTGCAGTAATGCAAAAATTCTTTGACCAAGCAATTTCTGGAAATTGGTCATATAATCCAGAGCATTATCCAGACAATGAAGTTCCTGTTTCTGTAATAGCACGTGATATGCTTTATTCATATTCTATGGGACATAAAACTGCTTATTACCATAATACTTATGATATTAAATCTGATGATGAAATAGCAGAAGATTCATCAAAACAAGAACTTGATATTCTTATAAATGAAATTATGAATTTAGAAGAAAGTTCTTGTGAAAGTTGCACAATTTAATTAAGGAAAAAATATGGAGTTTATTACCTCAGTAAAATCAGAGAAAAAAATGTTCGATTCTATTACAGTTTTTAATTCGGAAGAAGTTGATCGTAAAAAACAATCTATGTTTTTGGGTCAACCTTTAGGTCTACAAAGATATGATTCTTATAAGTATCCAGTTTTTGATAAACTTACTCAACAACAATTGAGTTATTTTTGGCGACCTGAAGAAGTATCTCTTCAAAAGGATAGAGGAGAATATCAAAATCTTAGACCAGAACAAAAACACATTTTTACTTCTAATTTAAAATATCAAATCATGCTTGATAGTGTTCAGGGTCGTGGTCCTGGAATGGCATTTATTCCATATTGTTCTTTACCTGAATTGGAAGCGTGTATGAAAGTCTGGGAATTTATGGAAATGATACATTCCCGTTCATATACTTATATTATTAAAAATGTTTACTCAGATGCATCTGATGTTTTTGATACTATTCTAAATGATGAAAAAATTATGGAACGTGCTGCAAGTGTAACTGAAGCATACAACAGTTTTATTAATGAAGCGCATATGTATGATTCGTCTCAAATTTGGAGATATGCACAAGAACAAGTTCCAAACGCAATGGATACCAGATATGAACTCAAACGAAAACTTTTCAGAGCAATTGCAAATGTTAATATTCTTGAAGGTATACGCTTTTACGTTAGTTTTGCTTGCAGTTTTGCATTTGGCGAACTCAAAGTTATGGAAGGAAGTGCAAAGATAATTTCTTTAATTGCTCGTGATGAAAATCAACACCTAGTTATTACTCAAAACATTTTAAATAAGTGGAAAGAAGGTGATGACCCAGATATGAAAAAAATCTGGAATGAAGAAGAGTCTTGGATTACTCAAACTTTCGATAATGCAGTAACTCAAGAAAAACTTTGGGCAGAATATCTATTTAAAGATGGTTCTATAATTGGTTTGAATGATAAACTTCTTCAACAATATGTTGAGTGGATTGCAAATCGTAGAATGAAGGCAATTGGTCTAAAACCACTTTATGATATTCCTGCAAAGAATAACCCTCTTCCCTGGACTTCACATTGGTTGAATTCAAAAGAACTTCAAGAAGCTCCTATGGAAACTGAAAAAGAGTCTTATATGATTGGTGGAATCAAACAAGACATGAAAAATGACGCATTCGCAGGATTCCAACTTTGATGAATTAAGTATTGAAAAAATTTTTGAAATATATGTAGATGCATCAAATTATGATGAAAATGTCTTTGGTGATTATGAAATTGAATGGATAAATATTAATGAAAAGAGGTCTTGAGACCTCTTTTTTTTATAAATAAATTTATAAAAGAACTAACAGAAGACATGTCAAGAATTACAGGTAATGAAGTTCAGGGGTTGATGGAAGCATATAACGAAGTTTATGCTTCTCAAGAACTTACTGAAGAACAAGTCTGGGAAGAAGTTGAAAACTGGGTAAACTCACTTGTAGAAGAAGGTTATGACCTGAGTGAGTATACTTGGGAAGATATGTATGAGGCATATTTGGGAGAAATGGGACAGCCTGGAGGAAATCGTCCTGGAGGAAATAGACCTATTACTAATGCTCCTTATCGTTCACGATTTGCTCGCCCGATGAATGCGGGAACAGTTTCTCAGGGTACTAGAAGAGGAGCCGCTCCATCTAGAGTAACAAGACCTCAAATCGGAAGTCTTCCACCAAGCGCAAGACAAGTAACTCAATATCCTGCTGGAGTTTCTACAGGTGTTAGTGGTGGAAATGCAGGCGCTTCTCCTGCACCAGCACCTAAGCCTGCTGCAAGACCTGCACCTGCTACTACTGCACCTGCAAGACCTGCTGCCCCCCCTGCCGCCGCTTCACCAGCATCCGCTAAACCCAAACCATCTACTCCTTCAGCACCCCCACCACCTACTTCTGGACCCTCAGCACCTCCCCCACCAACTGCTAAGAGACCATCTCTTGCATCTCAAGCAGAAGACCTTCGCAGAATGGCGGAAAAGTCTCAACAACGTCAAGCAGCAATGCTTAAACAATCCTTTGATTTATATGACATCATTAAAGGTCATCTTATTGATGAAGGATATGCTGATACTGAAGAAGCAGCAGAAGCAATTATGGTAAGTATGAGTGAAGAGTGGAGAGAAAGTATTTTGGAGCAGATGGCACCTCCTCCAGTAAGTGCTCCACCACATCCAGTTGATCTTCCTCCTCCAGTAAGTGCTCCACCAACTCCACCCAAAACAAAAAAGAAAAACAACGAAGGAAAAGGAGAACCAATGCATCCTAAAGGTAAAGAATATCCAAGTGCGGAGAAAAGTATTCCAGGTTGGAATAATTAATTTATTAAATAAAAATATAATTTTAACCTCCTTTGGGAGGTTTTTTTATAAATAAAATTATAGAAAAATAAAAAGCAAAAATGTATAGTCTTACACAAAATGATACACGTGGTTTAATGGAAGCTTATGCTGCCGTGCATGATCCAGAGATGAGAGCAAATCTAGAAGAAGAGCAAAATTTTGTAGAAGAACTCAGTCTTCACATGATTGAGAACGCTGCTTACGTTCTTTTTTCTCAGGGATATGATGTAGATGATGTAATTTCATATTTTACAGAAGCAACTGAAAATACAATTATTGAAGATTTTGTAAGTTATTCTGAAGGACGTGTTTTACTTGAAAGCGTTGTAGTTTCTGATGCTTATATTTCAGAGCAATTTGACATCTTAAATGAAAGATTTGCTGGTGTTGGTAATGTTCTTCGTGGAGCTGCGGGATTTGTTGGTAAAGGTCTCCAAAAAGCAGGAAAATTTTTATCAAATAAATCAGTACCAAAAGCAGGTAAACAATTATCTCTTCCATTGGGACAAGCAGAAAAACCCAATTTACTCCAAAGAGCAGCAACTGGTGCTAAAGAACTTGTAAAGAAAATTCCTGGTGTTAAAAAAGCTGCCGAAATTGGAGGAAAAATTGCTAAAAGTCCAGTTGGAAGACTTACTGGTAAAATTGGAAGTAGAGTTCTTCCTGGTCTTGGTGTTGCTACCTATGGTGCTGATGCAGTGAGTAGAGCTAAGAAAGGTGATTGGGGTGGTGCAGCGTTAAGTGGATTGGGAGCTGTTACTTCTGCTGTTGGTGGACCAGTCGCAAGTTTAGCACCCGCAGCAATTCAAATGGGTACAGATGCTCTTGGACTTACTGGTGATAAGAGTAAAAAGGGTCCAACTAAACCAACAATCTCTAAACCAACACCCCCTAAACCAACACCCCCTAAACCAAAACCCCCTAAACCAACACCTACATCTCCTTCTGCTACTCCCGCCACAGCCGCGGCACCCTCTAAACCTTCTACCCAAACCGCTCCACAAAAACCAACTGGAACCCCAATGCAACAGTGGGCAAGGAATTTTCCTAACCTTGCAGCAAAAGTAAAACCAGGTCAATCTGGTTATGGGGAAATATCCCAAATTAGAACCAAACCCGGTCCTAACGAAAAGCAAAACCAAACTCCAACAACTGGACCTGATATCGATCCCAAAGCAGCGCAATCATCTGTTGATTCTGCTATAGAGGCACAGAAGAAAAGGGATAGGGAGAAAGCAGAAAAGAAAAAGAAGCAATTAATTAATGCTTCTTATGAGTATGGTGATGCCTTTGACCTTGTGCTCGAGTATCTCTTCTCACAGGGACACGTAGACACCTTAGACGAAGCACTTTATGTGATGATGGAAATGGATTCTAATACCATTTATGATATTTGTGAGGGTTATGTGGAATTAAATAAGAGAAGACAACGTAGGATGACAGACCAAGCAATGCGTCATATGGATAAAGGAGATGATGATAGTTGGGAAAAAGCATATAAAATTGAAGATGAAAGAGACACACAAACTCCAGAAGTATCTAAGGCAAAAGAACAAGAAAATAGAAATCGTCCTAAAAAAAGAAGCAGAACAGTTAGTGGTTAAATCATAACACATCTAAAAGGTCTTGACAAGACCTTTTTTTATTGCTAAAATACCTTTGTTAGGGTTGAAGGATAAGGGCTAGCTAATAATACTTAAAGATACTTAGAAGCCCTTAAGAACCAAATTGTAAATATTACTTACTTCACTATCAAAGAATTTACCTTCTATATTAGTATTATAATAAGATTCATTCATTAAAACATTACGATTGAATTGTTCATAAGTTTCATAATAAGACATTGATTTCTTATGAGGACATAAGTAAAGAATTTCTCTTAGAAATTTATCTTTTCCAATAGTTTTTACATC